CATGCACTTGTTAAGAAAGTTGCAACACTTGATCCACAATTGCGTATGTTGCGTCTTACTAGCGATATGCTCAGTTTCTACACTATGGATGAGTACAAAGACTTTTGGCAATCAACTGATGTACAAAACAGTTTACAACGATGGTTCGCACCGATCGGTGAAACTGCTAGGGCTAATGATGTTCGTCTAAGTTTTCACCCCGATCAATTTGTAGTTTTAGCAAGTGACCGTGAAGAAGTAGTAAATAAGAGTATAGATGAATTTGAATATCATTGTGACATGGCTCGTTGGATGGGCTATGGTCAGAAGTTTCAAGATATGAAAATCAATGTTCACATCTCTGGTCGCAAAGGTCCTCAGGGCATCAGAGATGTTTATAATAGACTTAGCCCCGAGGCACGAAACACACTTACATTAGAGAATGAGGAATACACACATGGACTTACAGACTGCTTATCATTATCTGACCTCGTACCTACGGTCATGGACATTCACCATCACTGGATTCGTGAAGGAGAATATATTTCCCCCAATGATGACAGGGTTAAAAAAGTTATTGATAGTTGGCGCGGTATTAGGCCTACTTTACATTACTCCGTCAGCCGTGAGGACGTACTTGTCGGCCATTCCGGATCACAGTTACCCAATCATGGTGCGTTGATTGAATCGGGATACAGTAAGCAAAAACTTCGGGCACATAGTGATTACTATTGGAACGAAGCGGTGAACGATTGGGCATTGACATTCATTGATAATTTTGATATGATGTGCGAATCGAAGGCAAAGAATCTTGCCAGCTTTAAATTATTAGAGAGATATAAATGTTTGACAAAATAAAGAACTTATTCAAAAAGCCAGAACCTGTAAAGCCTGTACAGGCAAAGAAACCTCGTCAGCCTAAGAAGAAAAAAGAAGATAGCGTTCTATCTGATAAAGAAAAGGCAACCAAAGAAGGATTGCCTTATGTTAATATTCTTAAGATGGAACTTGATCCATATGATATTAATACGGGCGCATTCGAACTTGACTTTAATGATAAGTTTGTGTTAAACTTGATTCGTGCAGGATATAAAATACGTGAAGATGATACTGATACAATTATTGTAGATCGTTGGTTTCAAACAGTATGTCGTAATGTAGCACTAGAACTCTATGAGCAACAGCAGGCCGATCCGGAGAATCGGGCAATGGCTACGGACATGCGTGTGGTTCGTGCTAAGGACCTTGGTGATGGTAGAACAGAGGTAAGTTGAAATAGTGTTGTAAAAATACAACAATCCAAAATTTGACAATAAATCCAATTGGCTATATAATAGAATCTTAGACAGTTAGATAACGGTCTAAAAAGAGAAAAAAATTCGGGAAACTGAATACTGTACAATAATTCAATCATGTGTTATAGTACATACATCTACTGAGATGAGGACAACTAAGTTGAATTCTACTCAGGGATAACAGGTAAAACTGTTTTTTTTGTTAGTTAATTTTTTTTATATGAACCAAAGGAAATATATGACAGATAGTTTTTTGATTGCAACGGCTGTGAATCATTCTAAGCAGACCGCAACCGCAACTGTAGTAGATGAGTTGGCACTACCAAATGGTGCATCAATCGTTACTAAACCCAGTGGTGAATTCTTACGCTGGACTCACCCCAACGGCACTTACAAAGAGGTGCCTATCGTGTTCAAAGGATTAGATGGTCAACGGGCCAATCGTTTGAAACATACATTGTTGGACAACTACTATCTTGCAGGTTATGATTGTAGTAACCCCAAACCTCTACGTGCTAGAGTGCTTGATGAGCCCAACAATCACATCCTTAAGGTATTTTTGTGCCCACTCACAATGATGGTACATATCTGTAGCCGAGATTCCAATGATCCAAGGTACATGAAAGGCATTGATTGGTCTACTATGACTGTGAAGTGGCCGTGTGATGAGGACGCAGGTACCTATCACATCGTTAAGTTTGGTTTGTCCAAAGACGAAGGTGAAGAACTGAAGCGTCAACTGTATGCACAATACGTTGAAATGGGTTACACTAAAGTATCTGCTAGGGATCAAGTGCCGAAGTATGTTAGTAAGGCACGTGACATCAGCAAACAATTTGCTGTTTAACAAAGGAATACAACAATGAGAAACTATACTACTGTTTCCGAACAATTACAATGTTTACAATCCGAATTGCAAGGAGTGCTACTTGACGTTGAATACGGCGACGGCTTTGACGAGGTCTGCTATAACACAATCATGCGTGTATATAACGAATTGAACAATCTTTCACAACAAACTAAAGGACACTAATCATGGCTACTAATCAAAAAGTTATTTTGAAATATACTAAACCCAAAGTATTGAAATACAATAAATCACTTATACATCGGCTTCTTAGAAAAAAGAACGAGTACAGTACTACGAATGCTATGGACAGACTACATGAATTTTTAAATAGTGATAGAGTACAGGTACAAAAACATTTTGACCAATTAAAAAAAGAAGGTAAAATGTATAGCCGAAAACAAAGAGTTAAATTTGAATTAGTAAAAATAAAAGATATTAACATCGATGATGATATTCAGCGTGAATTGGATCACGGTCATGTATTAAAAATAGGTGATCCTGACACATTTGCAGTTCCCTTTATGTCTGTGATTACTGGAAGTAAGGATTCAAGTGGCAAGTACCATTCAAGCAATGGTCAGCATACATTGATATATGAGGCGGCCCTTGATTATCATGGTCTTTGGTATGATTACGACGGTGAGGTAGAAGAATTAACAGTACCTTTTGTATACATTGAAACCGATGACCGGTCAATTTTGCGATATGATTGGTATGTTCGCAATGGTATGGCAAGTAAGAAGCCACAACCCTATGACCATCATCGTGTTGAAGTTTTGTGCTGGCGAGTAGATGATAAAACAGATCAAAAATATAAAAATGCTCACCTAATACAAAAGGTATGTGAGGAAGAGGGTTATGAACCTATTAGTGAATTTGATTTTGAAAACATAGATCATCCCAAAGCAATCAAAGCAGTGGATCAAATGCGTAAATATGCAAAAACTTCTGAAAAACGTGACGCTTGGCGTTTTATGTTGAGAACTCATGCTCAGAATTTCCCTAATCGTCAAATCCATCAGATGGAGATTACTCTGTTCTGTGAACTATACAAGTATATGTCTAATATAGAGGGGGTTGATGTTTATAGTAATAGTTTTCAAAAGGATTTTATGGAGCCTTTTATTGCTATTATGCAAACTTTTTTCAAGGGCGGTCCTGATAATTTAGCAAGCGAAAGCACAGTTACCTATACGAAATGGTTTGCTGCCGAGTGGAATCTTGACCCTTCTACAGATGAAATAGGGGTAGACAAGTTTGCTTCACTTGTATTAATGTTAAAGTTATATGTTGTCCTAGGAGGTACCCACAAGGTTCCGGATATTGTTAACAATTTCAAGAGTCCTAAATCAGGAGATTTATTGAAATACCTTTCAAAGTCTATTACTCAAGATTTGAAAAAATATGTCAAATAAACGTCAACTACCTGAGTTTCAATTCTTTTATATTATTGAAACTGCACATCACTTCTTGCATGACGGTAAACCGGTGCGTCGTTTAGGTTATGGTATCACTATAGGACCCAAAAAACGTTTAAGTCAATATGCTGACCATAGTGGAGGAGAACAAGAATTTGTTCATATTCTTTACGGTGATTATAGACAACAAACTAGTTTGGAAAATATTGTCAAGGAAAAACTAGCTAGTAAAACCGCTTTTATTTACGGAGAACCGGTTGAATGGTTAAGTTTTGATAGCGGTATGACAGTACAATCACTGTATAATTTAATTTTGGATATAGTTGATTCGGAATCATATGATATTTTTTCTGTGAAAAATATTTATCTGCCTTTCAATAATAGTACTCGCCACAAAAAAATGACCAATTACAATGTTAAAAATAACCCTTTGCAATATTTGGATATTAGTGAAGTGCCTAGTTGTCTCATAGACCATAATATTTGATTTAATCTAAATAGTAGTATATAATAGACACATGAAATACGCACTTATTGACACAGCTAACACATTCTTCCGTGCCCGTCACATTGCATCACGTAATAGTGATACATGGGAAAAGATCGGCATGGCCCTTCACTTAACATTAGCAAGCACTAATCAAATCGTTCGCAAGTTTGGAATCGATCACGTTGTATTTTGCTTAGAAGGTCGTAGCTGGCGTAAGAGCTTCTATGAGCCATACAAGAAAAATCGTATTGTTGATACATTATCACAGACAGAAGCAGAGATTGAAGAAAACGAAATGTTCTGGGATACGTATGAGAAGTTTACAACTTTTCTACGTGAGAAAACTAATGTTAGCGTTTTGCGACATGCTGAGGCTGAAGCTGATGACTTAATCGCACGTTTTGTTCACTTGCATCCCGATGACGAACATTTTATTATCAGTAGTGATAGTGACTATGTTCAATTGATTAACGAGAACGTGAAACAATATAACGGTGTAGCTAATCAATTAATCACACTTGATGGTTACTTTGACGATAAGGGTAAGATTGTCAAAGATAAGAAAACTAAAGAACCCAAACTGTTAGAGGATCCTCAATATTTGCTATTCAAAAAATGTATGCGGGGCGACGGTACTGACAATGTGTTTAGTGCTTATCCAGGTGTACGTGAGAAAGGTAGCAAGAATAAAGTTGGCTTGATTGAAGCATACGCTGATAGACATAAGCAAGGCTTTGATTGGAACAATCTAATGCTACAACGTTGGACTGACCACAATGAAGTGGAACATCGTGTACGTGAAGATTATGAACGTAATCGTATCTTAATTGATTTGACTGCACAACCACAAGAAATCAAAGATAAGGTTGATACAACTATTCGTGAGGGTGTGCGTATAACTACTACCCCTCAAGTTGGTATTCACTTTATGAGATTTTGTGGTAAGTATGATTTGACTAAGATTAGCGAACAAGCCGAGACTTATGCTAAATGGTTAAACAGTCCCTATACTGGTTCATTGGTATGACGGACAAATATCAAGAACATTTTGGAGTTGAAGTATGAACGATAATATTAAAGCAGGTGCAGACCTCAACGCAGGTGATGGTGGTTATAGTCTAGGCACTAAAGAAAAGTATGATGAATTTGTCAGGGGCCGTAATCAATCATTAGGTAAAATGAGAATCCGAGAACTTGCTGAACAGGCTACAACTTATATTGAGCCAACATCTAATAGTGGCGAAGGCTGGATCTTTGACAAGGAAAAGTTCGCCGAGTTGATTGTGAGAGAATGTGGAGAAATTGCCTACAAAGCGTATTGGAATAATCCCGAAACAGTTAGAGGCGTACACATTCAAGAAAAGATTAAAGAACATTTTGGAGTTGAAGAATGAAATTCACTACTACTGGTACAACTTTTAAAGAAATCAATCAAGGTGATCCAGACTTTATGATGAATGATGGTATCAAATTAGTACCACGAGCTGCCATTAAGATTAGCCAACGATGCCCAAGTAATTATGCAAGTTTGATTGCTGAATGTATGAATCACGGTTGGATCAAACCCGTCGCACATGTTAAAGAATCAGATTATGTTTGGGAAAAGGTAGGAGAATAAAATGAGTGGCGGGCATTTTCAATACAAGCAATGGGAAATAGGTAATATTGCCGATGAAGTAGAACAACTAATCATTGACAATGATAGTGAAGAAAAAGATCAATGGGGCGATAGAAAAGGTTGTCATTTCACTACAGAAACCATTGAAGAATTTAAAAAGGGTTTAGCTATTCTACGACAAGCACATATCTATACACAGCGTATCGATTGGCTAGTGTCAGGTGATGACGGTGAAGATAGCTTCCATA